GATCACCGAAAAGGTCTGAGTTAAATTCCCAAGTGTAAGTAGGAGCTGCCATTGTTTTTTCCTTTATCTAAATTTATTTTTGGCGTAATCTTCGGGCTTCACACCGAAGGCTTTTGCCATGTCGATTTCATCTTGCGTGAGGTCTGCCCCTGCGGGTGCGCCTCCGCCTTGCTTGCCTGCGCCGATGTCCACTGCTTTTGGCTTGAGCAACAGGGCTTTATTCTTTGACAACCAGTCCAGCTTTTGCTGAGTGTTCAATGCTTCGGGAACAAGTCCGCGCATGGTTTCGGGTATTTCTGCGATCTGTGAATCCAATACGCTTTTGAGTGTGGTTTCAATCGCGTCAAGCTGGTCTGCTTTCGGTTTGAGCGCGGCCATTTCATTGGCTCGTTGCTCTGCGATTTCTTTCCATTTACCCTGTTCCTTTAGCTGTGCCTCCAGTTGTTCTTGTCGCTCTTTCTCGGTGGTTGCAAGTTTTTCCTGTAACGCCTTATTAGCGGCTAAAACTTCATTGAGGCGGGACAATGGCACGGTGTGGTTTTCGGCTTGTGACGCTGTCGGGGCGGGGGATTGTGCCTGTGTTTCGGGTATTACAGTTTCGGTTGTCATTCTGTTTTTTCCTTTTACAGTTTTAACGTGTCTGCCACGAGGAAATAAAATACCGCGCCTGTCAATTGCATCTCTGCAAAAGACAAGCGCGGTTTGAATTACGGGGCTTGTATGGCTATTCGGTTTTCGTTATTATATCACTATTGAAAATTCCTGCTATATTGTCAGTCAGGGATATTGTGACGTTGTGATATTCGGGCAGTCCATACTCTTTGCGGATTGCCGCCACAATTGCAAGCAGGGCGCGGCAGATTATCTCGGCTGTCTGTTTGCTCATTGGTTATCTTTTGGCTTAACAATAGTACACAAAATCTTAGGCGGGGGAATTTTTATATCTTCCTCATGGTCAATATGTAACACTGCCTTCATAGTAACGCCGTCGTCCTCATCTTGGTACTCGATAACTTGAGGCTCGCTAAATACCCAAATATGATTTCCGATTTGTAGTGTATTGATTTTGTCAAATCGCGCCATCTTAACACCTGCCAGCCAGTCCAGAACGTACGACAATCATACAAAGAGCATACACGACTAACACTATATCCATCTTGATTATCCTTTCTACTGATTGACTGAATAATACTGATTAGCGTCCTCGCCTAACATTTCTATCAGGCTTCTTTCTACCGTTTGCCTGCCAAACACATCGTCAATATGTTCACCTGTAAACTCGGATAATTTTATACCGTCATTATACGCCCGAAACTTAGCGGGCGATTGTGCGAATGACGCTTGTTGCGCCTGCCGTTCTGGTGACAATCCTGCGAACCAATCCTCGCCTTTCTGGAATGGAACAAAAATGCGATTACCAACGCCGCTATCTGATTGCATGGTTGTGGGGAATTCGTCACCGCCTGGGACTTGGTAAAACTCTGTGCATCTGCCCCTATAATGGTCGTCAACCCGCTCCCCAACTTCAAGCGGTGTACCATGCAGGGCAATGCATGACAAGCATGTAACATCATCTAATTCTGCTATCCTTACCTTGCCTAAGATGTAACCATTGTTTGCCGTTTCCATTGCTAGAGAAGCGTCGCGGTATGAGGTCAGTTGTAATGTGCGGGTTAGGTTCTCGCTCGCGGACACTGGCAATCCTTCCGCCACTTGCCGCATGTGTGAAGCGCTTGCGACTGGACCCGACCCGTTTTGAATGTCGCTCAAAATGACGCTGCGCGTCAAGTCTGCATATCCTTTCCCCCATCCTTCCATCTTTGCTATCCATGCGGGCGAGTCAACATATTTTGTGACTTCGTCAATTGCGCTGATTGTGTTCCACTTGACGCCGATCTTCGCAGCTTGTTCTGTGTAGTATTTTAGCGACTGAGGCGATACAGGATTACCGCCCTGTTGCATGACATTACCAGACAAAGACAAAAATACTTTTGCGGTGACAGCGGCGGCGGCGATTATAATTCCGCTGTTTTGTATCCCGTCATCGTTGGCGGTAATCAGGCTTGACGTGGTAGTCATCAGCGTTTCGTATTCGTCAAAGGTCTGGATAAGTACCGCATTATCAGCCGTCATCTTTTTCTTTTCTTCTTTCAGCCGCGCCGCTTCCTCGTCAAGTCTCTTTAGCTGCGTTTGCATTCGCCCATTGCGGGAGGTTGCCAATGCGCCGACTTGCGCCAACATTGCACCTGCCGTCTTTTTGTAGACAGCGTCAAGAGCGACGTTTGTGAACTGTGTGATTGTTTCCATTAGATAACTGGTGCGCGATTACCTGCCGCGCCTGTCAGGAAGTCAAATGTGCGGCCTTGCGTAGTGCGTGCCTTGTCGCCTTCCTCTGTGATTTGCGACTGCGTGAGTTTCAACAGTTCGCCAATTCTCTGACGGATGAAGTCATCGTCAAATAATCCAGGGGCACGTTCCCGAATATCAAGAATGGACGTAATCGCGGCGGTAACGTCAAGGATTTCAGCCGATGCCCAATTGACGGATATTTGCCCCAAGTCAGTCGGTGCGCCTGTGCTGAATGTATTTTGTATCTGCGCTGTCAATTCTATGAGATTGCGAACCGCGTTGATATTCTCTTTTTGGAATCGTTGTATCTTGCCGATCAAGCCAGTCTCTAATTGCTTGAGTGCCTCGCCTGATAAATTGCCTTCCGCTGTTACACCGTAAATTGGAGTTTGTGATACCTGTGAAACGTGCTTGGTCAATTCTGTCAACTGTGTCACGTATTGCCCTATATCCGTTACGCTAAGTTGTTGCACCTTCGCCGCGTTTAGTAGGGCTATCTGTTCGGGCGTTGGGTCTGTGATTGCATTGCCCGCGCTGTCTTTGAGATATAGATTTATAACCGCGCCTGGTTGTATGCCTGATTTATCAATGCGGAAACCATAGGACACATCAACGGGATATGCGCTGAATTCGGACGCGCTCGCCATGCTGTGCAATGTTCTGTTTTGTACATCCTGAATCGGAAGGGCTACCCTAAGTTCGCTTTCGCCGTATTGGGTGTAATTGTCGGTCAGGTTGCTAAAATGGATTATGGGGATATTGCCAACAGGCCAGGGGATTACATTACCCTGCCCGTTTATATCTGCTGGTGTCACTTCCTGCCCGCCCATGCTGCATGTCCACATACTGATATTGTCTTGCTGATATACCATCAATTTCATAGCGACAGTTGAGGCGGGTTCTTGCTGCGCTAGGTCTGCGGTATCCGCTTCGCTCCATAGCTTGCACGCCCAAAGCGGGTAATCCTGCATCGTTGAGAATATCGCCACAATACCGCTAAATCCATCATAGGCGGGTTCGCTTGTCCATTTCTGCGTTTCAGGGTCAACCATCACATAACTGTCCCCGTCACGAATGGCAGAGCGATAATACACGCCTTGATTAGAATCGAAGTCATTCTTTTGCAGGGTATCCGTTATCCACTGGTTGACCGCTTCGTCCCCGCTGGTAACTTCTGCCACTCGCAGCCGCCCCGCCATTTTATCTACGATAATCCTCATGTAGTTCATGTTGAGTGCGTTCAAGCCAGCGTCATCAGCCACGAGGCGCAACATTGACCGCATCTGGTCAGTGATAACCGCGTCATGGTCGCCGCGCTCGTATCTGCGATACTTCGCCACTCTTGCGCCGCGTATCATTACGCCCTGCCGCCATGAATTATATCCATCCACCGCCGCGTACAATTGCGGATTAGTTTTGTATAACGCGCTTGCTATCATCGCCGAATTGTCACTCATTGTTTACCTCGTGTAATTGCTGATTTCTGCGGACATTGAAACTGGTTGACGATTCGCCATGTCGTTTTCATAAGCATAGCGCAAAGCGTCAACAAGATGGTTATTCTTGTCAACTGGAATTTTTAGGCTATTGCCGCCCGCGTCTTTCTTCCAGTGATATTGCTGTAACTCGTTTTGAGCATTGATACAAGATGAGTCAATAATGATGGTCTGTTGTTTCAACCAATCAATGCCAAAGGTAACGCTGTCTTTGCCTTTCTTTGCGCCAACCGCATTAATGCCGTGATTGCAAAGTTCCTGAATTGATTTAGGCTCTGCGCTGTCGCAGATAATCCGTTCACTGCCTAACAGGTCTTTTATCCTGTCCGCTAGTATGTCGTTAGTAAGCCCTGTCTCGTACAGTTCTTTATACAGGTAAATAATCTTCCGCATCTTGTCATAGTGCGAGACAGTGACGGCGGCGGGATCACTGCTAAATCCGAAGTCCAGACCATTGCGGCGGTTCGTGAATTGGTCAACCATGCCTGACAAATCCTCAACACGCCAGTTCTTGAATATGACATCGCCCAGCGTCCCCCATTTGCCTAGTGTATATACATTGTAGAAATATTCGTCAGTCTCATTCTCTAAGTCGTCAATATCGCCTTGCTCTAAAAAGCGGTTATCTTTGTAAATCGTCTTTAGAATTGACAAGCGGTCTGAGTTATATTCCTTTTGATTTTCAGCCCATCCGAGAGACGAGAAGTACTCTTTATAAATCCAATGGTTCTGCAAAATAGGATTGAATAATAGCGTTATTGTTTTCTTTATATCCCCTTCCACCTTTCCGCGTTGCCGTTTCATAAGCTGCTTGATTGAGTCTTGTTTTGTCTCTGTCGCTTCCTCAACGATAACATCGGTCAGCACGCCCTTATTGAATGTGATTGACTTTAGTTTTTCTACATCGTCAAGCCCCGCGAATACGGCTTGATAGCCATTCTTGCAAGTAACCGTACCGTCCGTTTTATTCACGCCGAATAAGTCTTGCAATCCCCATTCATTGATAACCTTTACAATTTCAGTTGCCACCGAGCCGCGAATAGAGGTCTTTGTTTGTCGGCAGATTAGATAATTATGCCCGCCTTGTAACAGATAGTAAATTGTCCGCTGTCCTACAATGAATTTACTTTTACCAGATGACGAGCCGCCGAAGTATATTTGCGCACGCGCTTGATTTTCAAGGTACGGAATATAAACATCATTCATTGCCGACTTTGGGACGTTTACATTAATCATCTGTCAGCCTTACATTGATTGTCAATTCGCTATCTTTCAGCTTACCGCCGACTTTCAATATCTTCTCAATCGCCGCCTGTGCGTCATATAGTTCTATCTCGGTATCGGTTATCTCGGTATCGTCGTCTTTGTCGCCCTTGCCAATCTTGGTAATTGTCCGCTGTCTGATTTTCTTTATCAGCTTCGTGCCGCCATTCTCACGAGCGGCGGATAGGTCAATCATTAGCCTGTCGTCAATGTAGTCGCCGATGTTGCTACGTGCCATATCCGCAAGAAGTTTTAGGGCTTCATCCGCGCCCATGTGCGACTCGGTCATTCTCGCGTCTATTTGCTCTTTTATGCTAACTTCCGCTAACAATCTAACTGCTATTTCACGCGCTGAACGTTCTGAATATCCCGCCCGTCTTGCCGCCTCTGCCCCGTTAAAACACTTTAGGTATTCGTCAATGAATACCTGTTGCTTACGGGTCAATTTCTTTTCATCCGTCATTTGCCTTGTTTACCTTTCTATCCTTGCAATCCTATAAATGACATTTCCTTCAATGTCTGCCTGACAGATTTACCGTCTAACAAAATATCCGTCACCATCTTAGCCGCTGACAGGTGACGCAGTACGCGCCTTTCCGAGCGGAAGCGTTGCGGAGTTTTTCATATTATATCGCATCTGCGCAAAACATGTGCAAAGCATAGTACTTAATACGTAGGTGTTTTATGACAATCTCTCATAAAAGATATGACAAATCTACGTATTTTTGCGGATGTGCTGGAAAGGCAATAAGCGTATGATGTAGACATGAAAACAAATGACCTTATCCGCTTTACAGCACCACTGCCAGATGAAACAGACTTGACCATGCGCATTATAGAAATGCGTGGCGACAGAATGTTAGTT